CATTTACCTCGGGCTTCGCATCTGGGAGTCTGACACTGTTCGTGGTTTGACTAAACGCAAAGAGGCTACAAATGCCAGCGACGAGTGAAAAACAGAAGCAGTTCATGGATGCTGCTGCACACAACCCCAAGTTTGCAAAGCAGGCTGGCATTCCCGTTTCAGTTGCAAAAGAGTTTAGTGGAGCAAGTAAAGGTATGAAGTTTGGTAAGGACACTAATGCGTCTCGCCCCGATCTTCAAAAAGTTAATAAACCCAAGACACTTCATGGCAAGATGTCACTTATGAAAGAAGGCGGTAACACTATGGCTACTAAGATGAATCCCGGAATGATGGCGATGATAGCTAAGAAAAAAGGCATGAGTACTGCTAAAGACGGTATGAAGCGTCCTACACCTATGGCTGATACATCCATGATGGGTATGAAAAAAGGCGGTATGGCTAAAGCAGATATGAAGCAAGATAAGGGCATGATGCAGAAGGCTGTGAATAAACACGAAGGTCGTTTGCACAAAGGCGCAACTATGACTAAGTTGTCTAAAGGCGGCGGTATTGAGTCTAAGGGTAAAACTAAAGGCAAGATGATTACTATGAACATGGGCGGCAAAGCCTGCTAAGGAAACATCATGGCTGATATTGAGTACAAAACCCCCGAGGATGTACGCGACGAAAAGATGCGTGCTAAAGCTGAAAAAGCTTACACCAAGTCGTTGCGTAACACTGAGGAAGCTCCTTTAAGTAATAGACCCAAGGGCATTTCAAAAAAGTTTATACGTGAAGCCCAAATGAACTCCCGGCAGACCGAAATGCCTAGAGTGGACGAAATGGGTAACGCCTATAAAAAAGGCGGATCAGTTAGCTCAGCGTCTAAACGTGCCGATGGTATTGCTATTCGTGGCAAAACGAGGGCGTAGATATGATAGCCAGCCGTGGCATGGGAGCCATACTTCCAAGCAAGATGCCAAAGGGCAAGAAGAAAGCCCGGCGGGACAACACCGACTTTACCCAGTACAAAGAGGGCGGTGAAGTAAAGTCTAAGGTAAACGAGGCTGGCAATTACACTAAGCCCGGTTTACGCAAACGGATTTTTAACAGCGTCAAAGCTGCGGCAATTGTTGGAACTGGCGCAGGTCAGTGGAGCGCAAGAAAAGCGCAGGTTATGGCTAAACGGTACAAAGCTGCAGGTGGCGGGTATCGTGATTAAAGCCCCACAGCAATCCCTGAAAAATTGGGGCAAACAAGATTGGACGACTAAAAGTGGTAAAAAATCTTCTGACACTGGTGAACGATACCTTCCAAAAGCTGCGATCAAAAGTCTCAGCCCTAGTGAGTACGCTGCGACGACCAAAGCCAAGCGAGCCGGAAAAGCCGCCGGTAAACAATTCGTAGCACAACCTAAGACTATTGCAAAGAAAACGGCGGGATTTAGATAATGGCAACCACTTCCGGATCGTCAAGTTTTAACCTCCAACTCGATGAATTGGTCGAGGAGGCGTTTGAACGCGCCGGTAGTGAGATGCGTACTGGTTATGACTTGCGTACTGCCCGTCGTAGCTTGAACATCATGTTTGCAGACTGGGCTAATCGCGGTATCAATATGTGGACGATGGAGCAGGGCGAGATCACTCTTGTTCAAGGTCAGAATACCTACGCTCTGCCAGACGACACAGTGGATCTGATTGAGCACGTTATACGTACGCAAGCTAACGCAGCTAATACGCAGGCCGACTTAACAATTACACGTATTAGTGTTTCTACCTACGCTACGATCCCCAACAAGATTCAACAAGCCAGACCAATTCAAGTCTGGATTCAACGGTACAACGGCCAGAACTCTCCTATCGCTGCAACGCTTACAACGACAATTACGGCTACCAGCACATCAATTGTGCTAAACGATGTAACAGGCTTGCCAGCAACTGGTTTTATTAAGATTGATGACGAGATCATCAATTACAGCTACATCACACAGAACACAAACGCTAAGACTGGCACACTGTTTAACTGTTTCCGTGGCCAGCAAGAGACTATTGCTGTGGCTCACACCGCCGCCGCTGTTGTGTACTGGGCGCAGGTTCCAGCCGTTACAGTTTGGCCGACTCCTGATGGTTCGCAGACATATACATTTGTTTACTGGCGCTTACGCCGCACGCAGGATGCAGGTGGTGGTGTGAACGTGATGGACATTCCCTTTAGATTTATCCCCTGTTTGGCGGCTGGCCTTGCGTACTATCTGGCGTTAAAGATTGTTGGTGGCGCTGAGCGCCTGCCTGTACTGAAGCAGCAATACGACGAGGCTTGGGAATTGGCCGCAACAGAAGACCGAGAGAAAGCAGCTATTCGCTTCGTGCCTCGACAGCAGTTTATTGGTGGAGGCACCTAATGGGTAATCGGTTTGCTTCTGCAAAGAACAGTATTGCCATGTGCGATAGGTGTGGCTTCCAGTACAAATTGACGGCGTTGAAAAAAGAGATTCAAAAGACCAAGATATACAACTTACTTGTGTGTCCTCAGTGTTGGGATCCCGACCAGCCACAGTTGCAGTTGGGTATGTACCCAGTTGATGACCCGCAAGCTGTGCGTAATCCTCGTAATGATTCAACCTACGTTACGGCGGGCGCAAATACTGCGGGTAATCCGACCAGTGGTTCACGGGATATTCAGTGGGGGTGGGCACCTGTAGGCGGGGCTAGTAATTTTGATGCCGCTTTGACGCCAAACTACTTGGTGGCAACGGCATTTGTTGGTACAGTAACGGTATCTTAAGGAGCTTAAAATGGGATTTAAAAAAGCAGCAGACGGAATTGCTAAAAAGGGCAAGACCGAAGGAACAAATCTAGGCGATAGTGGCCCCACATCAGCCGCTCTAAAAGGCGGTAAGGGTGGTAAAGGCGGCAAAACTGATGCTGACATGTTGTCTATGGGACGTAATCTGGCAAAAATTGCCAACCAGAAACGAGGTTAATCATGGCTAAATTCAGCAAAAAAGTTATGGGTAAAGAAGTTGGCGACGCCGCTACTTATGCTGCACCGCACAAAATGAATGGTAAGCCTCTGGTAATGTCGACTAACCCCGGCAAGGACTCTAGCATTAGCAGTCTTAACACCATGAGAATGAGCGTTGGTGTCATTAACAACGGTGAAAACCCAACTAAGACATCCGGTATTGTCACCCGTGGTAACGGCGCGGCTACCAAAGGTACGATTGCTAGAGGCCCGATGGCATGAATTACACTGAACTCAGCAACGCAATTCAAGCGTATACGGAGAACACGGAAGCAGATTTCGTGGCTAGTATCCCCGTGTTTGTTGAGCAAACTGAGCAGCGTATTTACAACTCGGTACAGTTTCCTTCAATTCGTAGGAACGTGACGGGGTCAATGACTACAAGTAACAAGTACTTGCAGTGCCCTACGGATTTTTTGGCGGTGTATTCATTGGCTGTTATTAACGCCAGTGGTGAGTACGAGTACTTATTAAACAAAGACGTTAACTTTATCCGGCAGGCATATCCACAGCCCACGGACACAGGGATTCCTAAGTATTACGCTTTGTTTGGCCCACGTTCAGATAATCCGGCAGAATTAACTTTTATCCTTGGCCCAACACCCGACGCGTCATACAGTTCTGAACTGCACTATTATTTTTACCCAGAGTCAATTGTGCAGAGTCCTGTTGCTACTTTGGGCGTAATTACTGGCGGTAGTGCATACACAACGGGTACATACTTTGATGTGCCTTTGACGGGTGGTTCTGGAAGTGGTGCGCTGGCAACGATTACTGTAGCTGCTGGCGCAGTAACAGCCGTGACTATTACAAATGGTGGTTTGCAATATGGAGTCGCAAATACGCTGTCTGCTGCCGCAACCAATATTGGTGGGACAGGTTCTGGCTTTTCAGTGCTAGTTGCTTCTGTAACCAATTCAACGGGTACATCTTGGCTTGGCGATAACTTTGACACAGTGCTGCTGTATGGTTCTTTGGTTGAAGCCTACACCTACATGAAGGGTGAAACCGACATGATGGCGCTATACAACGGCAAATACCAAGAAGCACTTGCGTTGGCTAAACGTTTGGGCGATGGTATGGAGCGTCAAGATGCTTATCGTTCCGGTCAATTTAGACAGGCGGTAACTTGATATGGCTATTGTCCAGACCCAGACCACCTCATTTAAAGCAGAGCTTTATCAAGGCATACATGACTTGACGACTGACGTTATCAAAATTGCTTTGTATACGGCCAGTGCTGATTTGAACGAAGCAACTACAATTTATTCTGTAACCAATGAAGTAGCCAACACGGGCACTTACGCTGCTGGTGGGGCGACATTA